CAAACAAGCCCAACTACAACTTACGAGCTTGTAAAAAACGAGGTTGCAAATAACAACTATGTTATATTTGAGATAGGAGAACTAATAAAAGATTATATCACATATAGTTTTAGTGGTACATTTGGTAGTAATGGTGTAAATGTTTGGGTACAAACAACTGCAACACCAAAAGAGGGGTCAACATCAAGACCTGCGATAAGTTCAATATATTTGGCTTTTGATGGTGTAGGATATTTTGAAGAAGGGTTTGATATAACAAGTTCATCCAATAGTACAACAACACAAACACTCACAAGACATAAAGGAAGTGTAACAAAGCTGATGTCTAATACAAAGATATTTAGAGAAACACAAGAAGTATTATATATTCCTGTACTTGCAAACTTGAGTGTAAATTCTGGTAGTGATACATTAACAGGTGCAACTACTGTAAACTTCAAAAATGGTGGCACGACTGTATCAAGTGTAACAGTATCTACAGGTGTGTCAAACTCCAATAGTGCAATAGAATATGCAACAAGTACAACTGCAACACTTACAAGCGTGGATATAGTTACAGGTGGATCAACAGAAACAATAGAAATAGAAGAACAGCCCTGTAATAGATTTACAAACTTACCAGTAGTATTTGTAAATAAGTCAGGTGCATTACAAAAGGTAAACTTCTTTTTAAAATCTATTGAAAGTGTAAACGTACAAAAAGATGAATTTAAAAGCAATACACTCACAACTGGTGCAACATATTCTATAAACAATCATCAATACAAAAACAGAAACATAAATAGTAGAGAAACAATCATACTAAATACAGGATATGTAAACGATAGCTACAACCAAGTCATAGAACAGATACTTACAAGTAAAAGATGTTGGTTATTTAAGGACAACCAATATTTACCTGTAATACCACAAGATCAAAATGTAACATTTAAGACATCACTTAATGATAAACTTGCAAATTATACAATGACCTTTAAGTTTGCTTTTGATAAATTAAACACAATTAGATAATGAACGAAGTAAGTCTATTAATACCAGACATAGTAATAGACAATCCACAACCTGATCCAGACTTGTGGAACCTTACTACCACAAACTGGGAAAACACATTTAGGAAATGGAACGAGATCAATTTAATTACCGACATTGATTACCAAAGGCTTGATTTATTTGAAGATGAACAAATTAGTCTTACACAAACAATACAAGACATCAGAGACATAGAAAAAGTATTTACAGATTTTAGTAAGTCATTTAGTTTGCCTGCAAGTAGTAAAAACAATTTATTATTCAGACACTATTACAGGTCAGATATTGTAGAGGATAGGGTTGCAGATAGTATATTCAATGCAAACTCTAAATTAAGAGCAATACTAGAGCTGAATTACAAAAGATTCAAAAGTGGCTATATAGTTCTCAATGGTGTCAAGCTCAAGAATAATCAACCTGATAGTTACAATATTACTTTCTTTGGAGAAACAGTAACACTTAAAGACAAACTGAAAGATAGAAGATTATCTAGTTTGGACTTTTCACAGTTCGATCACGCATACGATGTCGCAAATGTGAGACAAGGGGTACAAACATTTGTAACAAATCTATCAGCAGGTACAACTAGCACGGCTCACGTTATATATCCAATCATATCACACACACAAAGATTTATTTATAATAGTGGTGCAGGTGGTGTATTGACAAGTCAAGAAAGATCAAGCACAACAAGAAACTTATATGCAAGTGGAAGTCAAACAACAAGTGGTTCAGGAACAACCGAAAGACTTGGAAGTACAATGGGTTTTGTATTTACAGACCTCAAACCTGCATTGAGAGTTATAGATATTATAAGAGTTATAGAGCAAGACAATGATATACAATTACAATTTAGTGATGACTTTTTCCAAGAAACAGGATTATTTGCAGACTTATATATGTGGCTTCACAGAAACAAAGGAGAAATAGGAATCACAGAAAGTAATGAGAGTGATGTTACAAAACTTATCATAAATAAAATACAGAGCTTTACAGGAGACACGACAAACTTCTTTAGTGATGGTCAGTTTGATTTTGTGCCTGTATTTGATGGTGGTGTATTTAGGTTTGTCGTAGGTACAGGATTGAACAGTTTGATACAACAAGAAACTATGCAGATAATATGGACTATTACACCATCTGTATCCTCTAAAAAGTTTACTGCTAAATTAAGAAAAGCAGACACAGGAGAAATAGTTGCAGAACAACCATATACACAAACAGGAAGTGTAACACTAAACAGAACTTTTGAACAGGGTTTCAATGGTAGTTTTGAACAACAAAACATACAGTTCTTAATAGAAACTACAGAGACAAGTTTGAATCTAAGTTATTCTCTACAATTTGTTAGAGTATCTGAATCAGAGGATTCAAGCGAGGACTTTTCTGCAACGATCACGGCAGGTATTGTAGAACCTGATAGTTTAGTAGAAACAATATTTGTTCAAGATAACATACCAGATATAGGAATATTAGAGTTCTTGACAGGTATATTTAAAATGTTCAATTTGACTGCGTTTATTGAAGATGATCCAAGTAGCGATGACTTTGGTAAAGTAGTTGTAAAGACACTAGATAGTTTTTATGCAGGTGGTTCAAGTAGAGACATCACAGAGTTTGTAGATACAAGTCAAGGAGAAAGCAACTTTAGTGTACCATTCAATGATATACAATTTAAGTTTGCTGATCCAAAAACATTTGGTGCTTTCTTTTTCGAGAAACTAAACAACAGACAATTAGGAAGTGTAAAAGCAAGTTCAACATCAGGTAGTGGTCGTGATCCTAGACTAAACAGAGGACAAGACTACAGGGTACAATTACCCTTTGAAAAAATGTTTTTTGAAAAGCTCACAGATGGAAACGACAATAGTGATACAACAATAGGGTTTGGATATTTTGTTGATGATAACCAAGCACCTGTAATAAACAAACCTCTGATGTTTTTTAGAGCAAACACAACAGGTACAGGAATTCAGATGCAAGATGGTGGTGGAACAGGAACACCATTAAGTATTACCCAATACAACAGGGCAAGTAATTTTAGAGTAGGCACACAAAGTGTTGTTATTGCAGTCAGCTCTGGCGAATCAAGTGCAGTAAGTTTTAGTTATGTTGTACCTACAACTTTTGCAACTGCAACAGTATCGGTAAATCCAAACAGCTCAACAACAGTCAATCCATTGGTTACAGGAAGTCTTTTAAGAACATCTACAGTATCAAGTGAATCAAATGTTACAACCACATTCACAACACTTACAACAGGCAACACTTTAAACTTCAGTACAGAAATCAATCCTTTTGTAGCAACAGTAGAGGACAACAACACACTATTCCTAAATTTTTATAGCAAGTATATTAGGGATGTATTTAGTTACAACAGAAGATTAATTAAAGTCAATGCTATTTTGCCACAAAAGTTCTTGTTGCGTTATAAATTGTCTGATACTATTGTTATTAATAATACAGAGTTTTATATTAATAAGATTACAACAAACTTGCAAACAGGTAAAAGTAAATTAGAATTATTAACCAAAGTAAATACAATAAGTTGATACTAAATATTATAGAATTATTACAATATGCAAATGGTGAAACTGAAAATATTAGGATCGCACAAGGTAAATATAAG